TCCGGAAAAAAGCTGAGTAAGGAAGTTATTGAAAGTTGGCCGGAGATATTTGAAGAAGTTAAATTAAACGTAGTTCCTATAGAGTATTTGTGTAGTGTACACGTTAAATTTAAGGATAAAAGAATTTGGACTATTGATGTTAGTCCAAAAACTAGAGATGCAAATTGGCAAACTATAGAACGTAATATACAAGAACTAGTTATGAACTATAAGCGCCATATTGACAGTATAGATTTTAAATTGGACACTGACAAAATTAAACGTGATGTTACTAAAGAAACTAATAAATTTTTACGTAAACGAAGGCTCAAATGAATGTTAAACTTATCTCCAGTTCAGAACCCACTGAGGAACTTAGATCTCTTGGTATCGAGGATGCGCAGGACCTTATTGCTTTCTGCGCCCGTGTCTCCAATCCAAGCAATCAACTCAACACAGACACAAGCCAACGACTCATCAAATACTTGGTTGAGCACAAACACTGGAGCCCACTGGAAATGGTCAGTGCCTGTCTCGAAATTACCACAACAAGAGACATTGCCAGACAGATACTCAGACACAGAAGTTTCAGTTTCCAAGAGTTCAGCCAGCGATATGCTGACCCTACTAAGGACCTCTCGTTCGTACTTAGAGAAGCCCGCTTGCAGGACACCAAAAATAGACAGAACAGTATTGAACTTGATGCTACCATCGAACATAGTGTACTTAGAGAACAATGGATTCAACAACAAGAAGAAGTCATTAAGGCTGCAAGAAAAGCCTACACTTGGGCTGTTAATAACGGCATAGCCAAAGAACAGGCTCGTGCTGTATTGCCTGAGGGTATAATGGAAAGTAAGTTATATATGAATGGAACTATTCGTAGTTGGGTGCATTATATTGAACTACGTAGTGAAAATGGTACACAATTAGAACATCAAGAAATAGCCGTTGCTTGCGCTTCAGTTATCGCTAAAGTATTCCCTTTAGTTTCTGATTTTAAATAAGATTTATCTCCTGGCCATAAGGGTAATTGTGTGCCAGGTGCTCTTTTTGGAATTTTACTATCTGCACTACTTACACAACTTGGGCTCGTACAAGGTTTAGGACCATCATATAATTTAAAACCAATTTCAATATTACCAATTGGTTCATCATAACAACTATAACTTCTTTTAATGCTGCCATCTGGTTCTCTAATTATAATTCCTCTGTATCCACTACTACATTCCCACCCATTAAATTTATTAAAATTAAAAGCATTGAACCGTTCAGCTTGATCCATATACCATATCTTCTTTTTTGAATCCATAAATTCAACTTGAAAATGTTGTGGTATTTTGCTATTTTCTTCTTTAAAAATAGGATCAGGAGTCTTAAAAAACTTTGGTTCAGGTCTAACAACCTTTTTAACCTTAGTAGCTTTATCCTCAGTAAATGCTCTTTGTGGCATACCATTATGTAGTTTGGCCAACATTTCTTTAGTGTATCCATCAACTACTCTGCTGGCTGTGGGATCGCTTTGCGGTTTAAGAGTGACATTGATGCCTTGGTCGTGAAAGAACAGAGCATTGTCAAAGTCTCTTTCAAACCATTCAGGAACCATAACCATATTAATAGTGATTTGTACATCATGTTCTTGACAAAGAATAAGTTTATCTGCAAATTCCTGCATCTTTTCTCTTGTATTAACATGCTCTGTATGTAAGCTGGCTGTAATACTAGCTCTATGAAATTTACTTACAGCAGTACAATATTTTTCTTGAAACCATTTAATCGGCCTACTCATATTACTAGTCATATGAACACTTGTATAATTTGTATTAACAACATCGTCATTTAAGTAATTCAATATATCTATATACCCTGGATGAAATGTTGGCTCCCCACCACTTAAGCTAAAATGAAAACTATTAAAGTTACGTTCTCTGGCTTGTCTTTTTATTTCATCAATCGTTTTCAAGCATAATTCTGTAGGTCTATGATCTTTAGTATCACTACGTGCATAAGGCCAACAATAACTACACCTATAATTACAGTATCTTCCCAATAACCAGCTCACAGTAAATAAGTCTTTATACAACATTGTACGTTGCCCCACACGAACAATGTCATCATATGGAATAACCGTAAAATCATAAGCACTCCACTTAAGGTCTTTGTTTTCACTCATATGTTTATATCCAATTTTTTTTATTACCTAGAGTGTAGTTGTAATCAGCATAGCTATCGCCGTAAATTCCAATTTTCATTTATTCTCAAGTGTATCTAATTTATTAAAATAAAAATCTTTACCTCTAATAGTATCAATTTCATAATTTGTCTTTTCGGCGACATACTCAATCCATGAAGGTCCAACATCTTTATAATATCTTGGCCATAGAAAATGATCATCTCCAAAACTATCACCGAATATAGTAAGTTTCATCTTTTACCTTTTTTTCCATTAAAATTCTAATCATTGATTGCTCGTATTCTAACTCTTTTATTTTTTTCTCTTTAGATACAATGCCTAATACCTTATCCTTATATTTCATTTCTTTATCAAGTATATAAAACATGTTTTTATTACATTTAACAAAATATCTTTTATATTCTTTTATTATCATATGACAAGCTTCCCTGACATCTGGTATATCATAATCATGAACAAGTATTAAACATTCCTCATAGACAATTACCTTTTTTAAATCACTGTAACATTCTTCATAACTATGCCCACCATCAATAAAGGCAAATTGAGGGGAAAAATCCAGAGAAAAATTTTGACTTTTACATCTATGAAATACTATTGAATCTAGATATTCTTTCAATTGAAATTTAACCGCTGGTAAGTTATCTCCAGAGTTTTCTACTATCATGTTTTCTAAATGTTTAATATACTCGAAGTCTAAGTTACTACAATAATCTAGATAATACTTAGTCAATAAAGCTTTTGGATAAAGATATGTGTTATCAAAATCACTCATAAATGGATCCACACAATGAATGATCACATTTTCCTTTTTAGAACAAGCTATTACGTATGCACTCTTACCAAGCCATGTCCCAATTTCTAAAATAGGACCTTCCTCAATTAATGAAGATACGGCCATAAGTTGTCTAATATCTGATGAATTTATTATTCCAAATTTACTATTTATTTTTTCTATCATAAATAAAATTTTGAATAGGGTCTACACTTATTTCATTAATACATAAATAACTAGGTTGATCTATTAACCATTTAATATATTTAGCTGCTTCCTCTATAGGCAGGCATGTTCTATTTGGATGCTTATCTTGAACATTCGTTAAACTGCCAAAACTTATTAATGTAATTTTAGGCCCATTGTCCCATACACCATTCATTCCTAAAGTATTGCAATAATCCCTTAGTGCTTTTTTTTCTGCATTATATAACCAAGATCCACCTTTTTTTACTCTATCAGTAGTTGATCCTATGCATATTATGTATGGTTTATGCTTATTTTCTATACATTTTTTATATATTAAGTCTAATAAAACCGTTTGATTAAACTTCCATAAAGCACTACAATTAATAAAAATATCATAATTTATAATTGATTCTGCTAACTTAGTTTGATCTTTACTGTTTGTAAGATCAAAACCTGTAGTTCTACTAGCAAAAAAAGTATCAGGATATATTTTCCATATCTCTTTTGATAAACCGTAATTCTTATTACCTGCTACTAAAATTTTAGGAAAAGTGCTCATATCGACTAAAAAGCATTTGTAAAGAATCTGAGCAATAATTATGTACTTCAAATATTCTATATTGCCCAGACGGCTCTTTTACATTAATCCAAATTGGGTCTTTCTTAGATTGCAACTTATGAATTAAAGATATAAAACTATTTTGAATTAAGCTAGGTCTAAAATGCCATAAATTATACCAGTAAGTATATATACTGTCCAACCATATATATGTTGAGCCATCCTTTGGTATAAAATTATAAAATTTTTCCCATTCATTGATAATGTTTACTTGTTGATAAAATTTAGGTAACCTTCTAAATTCTTGAAAATATAAATCAAAATCATTTTGATCTTTTATTATATGGCCATCTATTGCATTTATTCTAGGCAATGCATTTTCATTAAAGACAATCATATCTTTTGAATAATAATTATGAATAGGATCCTTTCCATTCCATTCCAAATTTAATCTTTCTCTGAAATTAAGTAAAGATAAATCTTGATCATAGTAATAAACATTTTTTGCATTTAATAGTTTAGAAACTTGCATTCCATAAAACCCACTGGCCGCTACTACTACATTTTCTATTTTATCTTTTATAATATTAGGCAATCCTGGAAAAACATTTTCATTATTAAAAACATGTTGCCTTGGATCACTTACTTTAAATTGTTTTACAATTTTCTTTAATTGGTTTTCATCACTAACAGAATTTTCATTATACCACGCTTCCTGATTTCCTGGATTTTCTGGATATAAATGAATTTTTTTATTCCTAATGTCATTATTAAATGTACGAATGCTGTTATTGATTAGCCCATAGCTTAGCCATTTCCATCCTAACCCATATCCACCAGTTCTAAAATACTTTTCATTAAATTCAATTGTTTTTGGTGTATAGTCATCATGAAAGTTTTCTTCACTTGGTGTATAATCAGGAAATAATCTCACACCTTTATCTGGATACCCTATATTACTCCCCACAAAATTAACATGCTTAAGATTCAACACAAAGCATTGATCATGTAAAGTTAACCAACTATTATACTTTTTAAAATTTAATATATGACCTATTACAGACCAATCAGTATTTATAGACCAAAGATAGTCTCTAATAGTACTATCAAAGTTTGACATTATCACATGCCCAGGAGTTTGAACTATTGCATATGGAAACCCAGCATCACTTGCTAAGTCAATAGCTTCCTCTAAATTATAAGTTATAATTTTATTAAAATTATGGTTTAAATTACTATTTGAACAACTATTAGTAAATGCCATCAATTCGTTTGCAAAATTAAAATTATTGTTATACTTTCTATTATTAGTAAACCAATCATTCCAAAAAATGTAAATAATGGAATTTTTTCTTTCATTCTTATTGGTTATAAAATTTATAGAGTGGGTAGATGGTGTATTCATTTTATTAATTCATTAACAATTGGAAATATTTTGAAATAATCTTTATTTTTTAATCGAGAATGTTCTTGAAAATAAGTATTAATTCTATGTTTGTCTATATCACTTCTTCTTGTTCCAATCATATTTCTTAAATTTTGAAAATGAATCATCAACTGCTTTTTCATATAGTGATTATTTAGATCCATAATTTCTTTTTCACATTCATCAATGTATGTTTTATAACTATTAGGTAGGGTACCAGGATGCAGACCCTCTGGCCAAGTAACTACATTTACTCCCAATGACCAAAGACTGCCGTATTGATTTAAAATACCATGTTTATACATAATATTTTTAATCCATCTAATTAATTCTGGATATTCTGGTATGCTTATCGAACTAACGCTTGGTAATATATCAATATGAGATATTAATTTGCTTGAAATTAAGAGTTCTAAATTTTCTTTAAATCTTTCTATTTTTAAACCATCACGAAGTTCTTCACCAACTGTTCCAATTGCATCAATACTAGCACTTAATGACCAAGTAAAATCTTTATTATTTTTTATTATCTCTAAATAATTCTCTATAACTTTTGATTTAACATTTAGGTTAGATGTAATATTAATTATAATTGGCCGTTTAGGTTCTTTGTGTATAAGTAGTATTTTTTTAATTACATCCAGAAGTTCTAAGTCTAAAAAAGGTTCGCCACCTAAAAAATTATACACTAATCTAGATGTTCTATTAACTTGATATTTTTCAATATATTGATAAAGAGCATATAATACAGCTTCCTTCCATTCTTGATTCTTAGATACTTGTTTATTATGTACCTCTGCCCAAAGACTACTAACTTCCCATGTACAATACATACAAGTTTGATTGCATGTAGTAGATAACATTAACTCAATATATGTAGTCCTATCTTCGTTAAGTAAATTTTCTAATTCATCTTTTGACCAATCTTTAGATTGCCATTCATTCCAATTTTTCCATATACTATTAGGCCAAACATCTTTACAATATTTACATTTTTCTGGTAATTGATTTTTCTCAATAAAATACTTTTTGTCCTCCATAAGGTGATAGTTCTTTACAAATACCTCAGGACCCAATTCTTTTATCTCTTCGATAGTAATAGGTTGGATTTCTCGTTTACAACAATTTCTAAATTCCATTTTTGGAACTGATATGTTTATATCAGTCCACATTTTACTACAAACTAAGTGTTTCATGGTGTTATAAACTTATAATGTGTATCTAAATTAGGTCTGACATCATAATCACTATCTGGTATACTAAGATATTCATGTATTACTGGATTAAAATATATTTTTTCTTTACTAGAATATCCAATTCCTATATATAATAGTACGGGATCATTATGTCCTAATCTATTTCCAATTTGATTCCCGTTTCTGATACAAGCACAAAATCCAGTATCTAACCCTAAATTAGTAGCACTAAAAACAGTAAACATACTTGCTAATCCAATTTCATTTTTACTAAAATTTCTAGCCTTAATAGGATCCTTTATTTCTATATTCAAATTTATGTCAGCTTCATTTAAAGTTCTTTGACTAAAAACAAACAAATAAGGAGCTAATACTTGGGGATTTCTCAAATCATTAGCAAACCCGTTTCCTGTTCTATCTGTACCTAAAAAAATATCATGACGTAAACTATTTGTGGTTACTTTTTCTTTAGGTAAACTATTTAAACCATACTCTAAAACATTTATTATTATGTCACATAATGATACTAAATGATCAATCGTTGATTGATTTATATTATTTTTTAAAAAAATTTCAACTAAAGTACTTTTTATAAATTTATGAACAACTATTTCGGCGAATAGTCTAACCTGAGGAGTGCCGTCGATCCAATACCCTTTGGCCATTTCTAATGTTGACTTATTTGATAAAAATCTTATATCATTAGCATACGCTGAAATAACATATGATATATCACGATAACATTTTAATTGATCGTAAATATACCCTATGAATATTACCTTTTTTTCAATAATCTGATTTTCAATAAAGTTGATTACCAAATCGCCAATTTCCTTTTTTTGATTTTAATAGTAAATGAAAAGCATCCTGATCATGATTATATTCAAAGTTTGGCAAAACATCTAAATAAAAAGGAACCTTTTTTTGTTTACTTGGACAAAATTCATGAATTTCGTCAACAATTTTATCTATTAAGGACTTATCAGGGACTTTTGAACTCCAGCTATAAGTATTTTTTCTATTTTTTATTATCGTTTTCCAATCCATACTTTCTCTTTTCTTTATAAGAAATAAATTCTGGTACTAATGAATAAAAGTCTTGACCACGTAAATTGTCCAGTGTTTCGTTATAGTTAAAAAATTCTTCTAAATATTTAGTAAAATCCTCTGCCCACATATAATTTATAACTTCTTTAACTTTTGGAAGATCTAAATGTGCAGAAAGTCTTTGTTCTGCAAGCTCTTTTAATTCTTTTGGTAAAACTTGTATATTTAAACTTCGTGGATGATTCAAAATATTTAAGTAAAGCTTAATTGTTTTATACTTTTTCATCCAATTAAAAAGATCAGAAAGATTCAAAATATTATATGTTTGAACAGTACAATGTAATTGTACTTCGACATTAGGCATTTCAACAAATCTACTTATATTTTTTTCTACACTAGACCATGCAGTTGGATATCTAATATATCTGTTTAATTCACCAAATGCATCAATACTTGCATTAATCTGTATTTTTTTAAAATGCTCCCAATATTCTAACATTTTTTTAGGAATATTTGTTAAATTAGTATTATATTTTAACTTTATTTTTTTAGTCAAATTCTGTTCTATTAAAATATCAAAGAGTTTATACTGTTCTATAGCAAGGGTTGGCTCACCACCAGTCAAATATATTTCTTCAATAGTATTAGCTATTTCAATCAAACTTTTCCATGTTTTTTCATTTTTAGGCCAAGTCATATTAGTAAGTCGTTTTGACTCTTCATCATTAATTGGAAAATTTGGTACTAACTCAGCTTTAGTAACTACTTTATTCCATTCTTCTACCCACTGATTACTGCTATAAGGATTACACATTCTACACTTTAAATTGCATAAATTTCCTAATCTTAGATCAACATATTGAATATCTGGTTCTTCAAATACTTTATATTCTTTATCCTGTTTATACCATTTTTTATTCCAATTTACTCTTGCAGATTCAATGCCTGCATCTTCTTCTTTGAAACAACGACTGCACATTTCTGGTCTTTCACCATCTAACATTTGCTGTCTTATTTTAGTATAAGTATAGGTATTCCATATTTCACTAGGCAAATGCATATGAATTTTTAATGCCTCCCCCTTCTCATTTTTAATAGTGTTTTTTCCTGGAGTACTATTACAACAAATTCGATAAACTCCAGAAGCATTCGTTGCTAAACTATTCCATGGCATTACACAAAATGTTTTAGATTTCATGCATTTCCTCAACATAATTTAAAAAATTATTCTCAAAATCTTGATTATATCGCCCATGCACTATCATATGAAGACGATCTTGGTTACTATGATTATCAATCCTATGATTTAAACCGATGTTTACAAGAAATGCACTAGAATTTTCAAAAGGGACTTTAGTGTAAAATTTTTCATTTTTATAAAACTTAAATTCACAGGCTGTTGGGTTATTAATACTAATATTAATTGGGGTAAGATTCATATGATCTGAATCTCTATGATAATCTATAAAACCACCTGCTCTAAGGTACATGAATCTAACTCTATGTAGTTTAGTAAAAGGCAAAGTTTTAACAAAATTCACAGTTTCTGGACAATATTCTGCTATTTCAGTCCAATGATAATCTATTTCCCAATCTAATTCATCTTTATAACCTGGATATCTATCAATCGCTTCAGTCCAATGTGGCTTCATTCCATGTAATGTTAGACTCATCCATCCTTTTCCGTAATCCATTCTGTGATGTTTAGCTAGATGTTTAATGGTATTCCATTCATTTAATGCCTGTTGCGGAGGAGTAAACTTTAATTTAACCCACCCTCTTTCAGATATACGAACTTCTGAAAATTTCATTTAATCTCCTTTAGAAAAGTTAATAATAACCCCATCTTAATATCCCATTCTTCTTTCTCATCAATAGTAGCAGATATATCATTAGTCACATCATTTGAACTAAACCTTCTATAGCTTGACTTATTACCCTCTTTTCTATCTGACATAACAAGATATTTTGTTAAAGAGGTTGTTCCTTTGTTTGTAGCATGTAATTGAACAGCATCAAACACAAATGGAACTCCTGGCTTCCATTCAACAATAAGCTCCGATGTCAAACCTGTTAAACGTTTTTTAGGAGTATAAGATAGATATTGAGCATAATGATCATTATTGTAAGGTATTAAATTATTCTCTCTAGGAATTAAATCTCCATTAGAATTATAAAAATCAATAGAAGCATGGTCATGGATAATAGGATATGTTGTAGCAGGCTGTTTAACATTTTCCCCTCCATGAAAATAAACATGAGCGAAATCAACATGTCGTTGCTCAAACCAAACACCATGACTGATAGTATTAGGAGAATTGCCTATCCACATTGGTATTAAAATGTTTTTCCAAGGAACAAATCTTCTTTCAGAACTTTCCTCAGAAATATCCTTTAAACCTCTTTCCCAATCTGATCTACGTGTACTATCATTATGTAATCCATATTGCGTAGGAGTTATTAAAAAATTACCTCCTACCAAAGGACTTTCTGAACATCCTGGCAATATTTTTTCTAGTTTATCTAAAAATTTTGTTGCAACGATATCTAAGTTACCACTGATAAAAATTGTTCCATTTGCATTATGTCTTACATTATGACAACCAGTAAAAGCAAACCCATACATCCAAGAAAGCTCATCTTCATCAAATTCAACATTTGAAACATATGCTGGGCTGAAATTTTTCCTCATTCCGTCACGAGCATATTCCTTAGATAAGTCTGGCATATATGATTCATATGTAGGTAACTTATTATCTGATGCCCAATGACTTTTAAATTGTTTTAAATCTTTTCTAATTGGGTTTAAGTTTATAGGATCCCCGTGTATAGATTTATACATATTATTGTTCCTTAAATATGTTTTTCATTTCTGGAAAAGTATCATAAAAATTGATATTTCTATGAATATCAATTTTTTCTAAATAATCTTTCATTTCTGGTAGTCGCTGACTCCAGTCCTCACTTTTCATGAATGATATCATTCCTCTTAATCTTTTTATACCATAACTATTTTTTAGCCAAGATTCTTTACGCACAATACCTCTGTCTCTTTCCGATAAACAGAGCTCCCAATTTTCTTCAAACCAAGTAATAAATTCTTCATATTTTTGTTCACATTCATCTTTAAACCATTTAGGTAATACTTTGACATTTAAAAATGCTGGCCAGTAGACGAAATGGTAATTTATTCCCCCTGCTCCTAACGGCCACATGTTTACCTTTTTAAAATTTTGTGATAGTTTCCAACGTAAAAAATCTGGAATATAATAAATGTTTAATGCTTGTACAGCACAGGCAATAGTCACTTCAACGTTATCGGTTGTTTGCTCATCTAAAATACGAAATACTTCCTCAGTACGTTTCCATTTACTAGGATAACGAATATATTCATTCATTGAACCTATGCTATCTACACTATAATGATATCGTACTATCTTAAAATGTTTCCATAAATCAAATAAATCATCTCTCCATTCTACACCATTACTGTTATAACGTATTTCAATATCTTTAGCACGACCTTGACGTATTATCTCTTCTAGTATTTCATAATGCTCGTCTATTATCAAAGGCTCTCCACCTGCAAAATAAACTTGTTGCATATTCGGAATTTGTTCATAAAATTGCTGCCAAAATGTAGGATTTTGTTTGTGCCAATTATAGCTACTTCCATTAATACTACCTTTATTATCCCATTGCCATATTTTACGAACACCCTCGTTTTCTATAGTCGGATAAATTGCTTGCCAATCTTTAATCCAACCACTACTATCATGAGGACTACACATTATACAACCTAACTGACATTTTGTACCAAAACGTAGATCAATATAGTTCAAGTGTGGTGGTACACTTCCATCCTCAGCAGTTTGTTCAATTAACTTCTCAACATTAACACGTTGACTCCAATATTCAGTTTCCCACATTCTTTTACTGTTATGCCCGGAATCTTCTTCTTTAAAACATTTCAAACAACTAGGAGGTTTTCCTCCAGCTAACATTTGTTTACGAACATTCTTCATATAAGTACTGTTCCAAGCTGTTTGAAAATCTGTAACATTTAAATTACTAGGTAATCCAAATTCATCTTTGATAACACCAACCTGTGGTCCTCCAATTTTTTTATCATTACTAGGGCCAACTCCACTAGCGTTAGCTGTGCAACATACTCTCATACTTCCATCTGGTCTAGTGGATAAATGTATCCATGGTAAAATACAAAAGGTTTGACTAGGATATTTCATAATTTCCGTTTTAAAATAAGTTAGATCTTTATTAGGTAAATTAAGATCTATTTGACGATTTCATTAATTAGATATTTAGTAATAAATCTGCCCATGGATATCTGTCTTGATATCTTACAGGATTAGAAAAATTCCAAATTTCAATTGCATCCTTAAGCTGACTTACTTCATCTACGTTTATAAGTCTATACTGATATTCAATATTTTTAAAAAATATCTCATAGTCTTTATGTAATTTTAAAGGCTTACTAGATTCTTTTATTTTTTTTATTATCGGTTGTCTAAAATCTAAAGGAATTAATCGAAAGTCAAAATATGTAGGAAAGTTTACTTCATTATAAGCAATATGAGATTTAGGAAACTGACTTGCCCAATTAAGAAAATCAGGTAAACTAGAAAGATTTAAATGTGACCAACAGGGAGTTAGGTTAACTGTAAGTGTACTGTTATATAATTTAATAAAATTTCTTTCTATAACTTCCCATTTGCAAGGATATCTTTGATATTCTATTTCCTTTCCTACTCCATCAATACTACATTGTATATGTGTAGATTTAAACTTTTCTAAAGCCTTTACTACCGAAGATTTAACTACTGTAGTATTTGTTAATAATGATAACTTAATATCAGTCATACCATTTTCTACTAAACGAAATATAAATTCCTCTACATCCTCCATAATAAAAGGTTCGCCACCGGCAAATTTAATTTCTTTTATTGTTTTTGTATTCTTACAAAAATAAAAAAGGTCATTTAAAAAATTTTCATCATTTTTAGTTGTACCAAGAGTAAAAGTTCTATTCAAAGAATTTACTATCCCGGACATCTTAGCTTCCTGATATAGATTGCCTATTTGATCACTCCACATGGTATTACACATTCTACATTTTAAATTGCATCTGTTACCTAATCTAAGATCTATAATCTCAATCCTTTCATTAAGATCTTGATTATTTTCTTTTTTATATTGTTCATTCCAATTTAATCTATAAGAGCTTAATCCTTCTTCCTCTAATTTCCAACACTTTAAGCATGTAAATGGCTTTTCATTTTGTATCAATCGGATTCGTAAATCTTTTAAATTTTTCTGCTCCTTAAACCATTGATTAGGATCAACTGATGATAAAAAATCACTTTCTTCATAACTTTCTTGTTGTATACAACAATTCCTAAACTTGCCTGTATGATTAATATATAACTCTTTCCATGCAACTTGACACACTGTATCATTCATTTAAATTGCTCCGCAAATGCATCATATTTTGTTCCACAAGTTTTAGCACATATAGCCAATTTTCCATCAGCACAACTAGGTTTAGTCCAACTATTCGGTATTAAGTCTTGTATAAATTCACCATTAACAATAGATTCAAGATTATGATATTTTGCATTAAGGTTGTCTTTTCCGACATGATCAATTAATTCCCATATCTGTCCTCCTTTTGGAGTCCAATACCAAACATACATTTGTCCAGCAGTCCAACAACATGGCTGAACTATACCTTCGGCACTTATGTATAGACTTTTTTCTTCTGCAACCTTACATTTAATAGGAACTTGATCCCAAAACTTTTCCATTGGTTTCTTTTTATCATTGTCTTTATGGAAAACTTGAGGATAAGAATAATTTTCTAATTCTTTTTGCTGACTAGGCAAGAATTTAACTGGTTCCTCTTGCTTAGAAATTTTTCCTAATTCTTCTAATGCAGAGTTTCTATACTTGTTATTTAATGGTGCTTGTAGTAAAGTTGTAGGCATACCTTTTCTATTAGCTGCTTGATGCATTTCCTTAGTCATGCCACTTACATTGCTAAAAAACCTAGCAGATTTTTTATACTGAAATTTTTCAAAGCCAATTTTTTTTGCTAATTCCTTTGCTTCTTCTACTTGATGTTCATTATGAGCAAATACAATATAATCCCATCTAGCTCGTCCACCTGCTTCAATAAAAGCCTCAGCATTGGCCATTATTTTAGACCATATAGTATTTTGTCTATAAAGATTGTTAGTATCTTCAAGACCGTCTATACTAAAAATTACATAGCCTTTTCTCCCTAATACTTTAGCTAATTTTGACCACCATTCTGGTTTTTTAGCTGAACCATTAGTATGCATACTTAACATAATCTTGTCATTATGTTTCCTAAAATATTCAAATATTTCTAACGTATCCTTAGCAGCTATAGGATCTCCGTAATTTCCACACATGTATATGCGTTCTAATTGTGCTATAAATTTAGGATCAAAAATTTTCTTTATGTCTTCTATAGAAAGCTCAGTATTTGGCAACTGCGGGTTATCTTCCCCACCATTAATATTACGGGCGCACATAGGGCAAGAAGCATTACAAGAATCTGTAACTTCTAAATGTACTGTTTTTATTTGATTGTAAGTATAAAGCATTAATCTAAAATAAGTTTTATTGAATTGGCAGGTCCTATTTTACTTGGTAACCCTCCATATTGATCTATGTAATCTTTAATTACAGCTTTGAACCAATTTTGACTATTATGGTAAGCTTGTATATTATATTTGTATATGTTATTGTTAGTAGCTTTCATAATACTCAATGCTCTGGCTGCTTCTTTTTGTAAATCACGAAGTTCTAGTTGATCTAAATCTATCATGGCTTACCTATTAGCATTACTCGTTTATAACCTTTTAGTTGTAATTCACCTTCATAAAAAATTTCTTTCATAGGAAACTTCTTTTTCATATGTTCTATACTATGTACACAATTAATATGCTCTGGTATATCAAACATATTATTACTTTGAATTGCTAAAATTGGGTTTGATTCTAAATTTTTATTTTTTATTTGATGAAACCATTCTTCAGACATATGCTCTGCACTAGTGTTTACTATAAGATTAGGCAGAAATTTCTCAGTAAATTTTTCCTCTGTTTTAAAATTTTCTATATCAAACTCATATCCATTTTTATGGCATACTAGATTATTAATATCACAATTAACGCTTTTTACTTTGTAGTTGTGTAAGTCCTGATTATTAACTATTTCATCACTAATTTTACAACTTTCCCTATCTAAATCAATTATACGCATCTTTCTATAAGTTAAACGGTTAGAATATAGGACTTTTAGTAGCCCTATCCATCCTGCCATTATTAGTACATTATCAAAATGTTTTTTTATCGGTATTAATTCTTTTATCAACCATATCTTACTTTTAATTTGTCCTCTACTTAATGCATCACTTATAATATCTACATCCTTATTGTTTCTTTCATAAGAATGTATCATTCTAAAAAGTTTTTCATTTTCAAAAAAGTATCTAGCTATACTTGCAAATTCCACAAGTGTGTGTTTATTTTGTATTAGGTTCACAAAAAACCCCATACTTTTAGAAAATACCCATTCTGGAGCTTGTAATTTATGAGCTTCTATACTTAACTTTTTCAAAGTTGGATATGGATCATCATTAATTGATAAATTTATAAGTTGATGAATAAAAAAAGATATTTCATATTTTAAAGTAAACTTATAATAATCTTCTAGTCCATAAAGCCACTCAACTTTATTATTACCATTTTCATTCATTTCTGAAATAACTCCTTTAAAAAGTCAAAATCATTTATCTTTCTAAGATAATTAACATCATGGATATTATCTCTTACAAATTGGATGCCTGACTTGGCTCCTTTTATTGCATATTCACCATAAGGACGATCCATTCCTTTAGTTAACCAAACAGATAATCTTTTTTCAGTTTCATCTACTTTTTGCCTATCAATAGTTTTACTAGCTAACTTACAACATTCTCTAAATGCACTCTTCCAAGTGTTAAAAGGATCACTATTAAAAGCAGTTATATTGCTTACCTGCTCCATCGGAACAAATTTATTACTAATACTAGTAGTCATGTCAGTAGTATCTGTTCTCATTTTAATTGTCATATTTCTTGGTAAAAGTTTGACCCCACCATTTCCATACTCTAGGTCATTAATGGGATTACGACTTCGCCAAACATGAACAATATCGTAACTCCTAGTTCTAAAATTAAACTGAAAATCTTTCAATATCTGTGCATCACCGTCAACAACCCAAAACATATGCGTTTTACATTCTTTGGCTGCTGCTATATGAGCTTGATGAATGCCTTTTACACCATGAACTCTTTTAGCTAAAGGAAATCTAGATTTAAGATTATTCCAATTTTCTTCCGCATTAGGTTCTTGATAACTTATAAAAACAATATCATACATTATCAATAACCCAATCATTTTTTAATCTTGGAGGATTAGTATAAACTGCTTTAAAGAATTTACTCTGATCTACATCCATTGGGTTTGGACCAGTTAAAATTCCTAAATTATCTCTTAGTAGTATACCCAATCTAGTAATTTCATCTGCTAATGCTTGATCATTCGTTGGCATAACTTCATCATATAACTCGTTTAAATAACTAAAAGTCCTAACATTTAAATAATCCCAGTTAGTCAACATGATCATATAACATCCTAACCTAGCCCCGTAGATAGCCCATAGTCCGTTATCTACATCACTACCTACATTTAACCAAGCTAGAAGTCTTTGATAATTTTTCCAATGAATTTGCTGATTAAATGGTTTGTTATTGCTCGGTTTCTCGCCTTCAAGTAAACACATTTTAACACCTTCTCTAAATCCTGCTCTCCATGCTTGTCTTGGACTACTATTGTTATGTACCCAACTCATCCAGTTATTCATTTGTAAATATTTTATTTCCCAACAGAAATCTACTTGCGTTTTATTATTTGTAGTTTCAGCATTTTCATGAGTTTTCATATCTAAAATTAACTGTGTAGGCCAATTTTTAATACTACCGTTTCCATATATTAGACCATTAATAATATTTTGAGCAGGAAAACTTAGTACACATATGCTGGTATCTGCTGTATCAATTAATTCAATAACTTGATTCATTAGTTCAGGTTTAACAATATTGTCACCATCAATGATCGTTACACGTTCAGTTTCTGCTAATCTAGCACAGGCTTTATGAGCACTATCACTTCCATGTACCCCGTCTACACGTTTAGCCCATGGAAACTTTTTCTTTAGGTCAGCATAGTTACGCTCTTTGTTAGGCTCATCATAACTTAAGTATACTAAATCACAGTCAATCATTTTAATTTTTTTACTCATAGACTATCCCGTAAGAATTAAAATATTTTATAGTTACAATAACTTCTTCCTCATTATTAAAACTATATCTTATCTTGTGACCTTTTACCAAGTTACTATATTTTATAGATATTGTAGATATTAAAAAATTCATATTATCTTTTTTTATAATATAAAAATTAAAAACGTCTGTTAAATTCATAGTATTATATAATTCATTAATTAATAACTTAAATGACAGTGTCTTTTTGGTTACTTTTATAAGTATTTCTGGATTGTTGATCGTTTTATTAACTTTGATTAAAGATCCTAATTGAACTTCATTTACAATTCTACTAATTTTAAAATTACTGCCTATTTCTACTTTAAAATTTGTTAGTTCTTTATTACTTTCTCTAAATTCAGTAACAAAATCTTCTGTAACTTCGATATAACCTTGTCCTTCTTTTTTATAATTCAATAAGTCTGTAATATGTCCCTCTTTATCATAGTAAAGATAAAAACTTGTTTTAGGTAACTCTATTGGTTCTAACAGTATTTCTTGTTGCATATTATATCTTTAAATATTCTATAATTTCATCTGATAAAAAAGAATCATCTGTATAATGAAATAACCCAGATTGTTGTGTATTGGCTATATGCAATATGCAATCTTTATTAAAATCATAATATGTATGATCCAACCAAGTTTCAATAGCGTTCTTACTCCATCCTTGTATCAAAGGTTTCATATGTATAAATGACAATATATCATTTGTAATATTAAAATTACCAAACTTCATAGCAAGGGCGCTTGCAACATCTAAACTTGATGATTTTTGTGTACTTTTTTTAGTAAACTCATTTGAGAAAAGAGTCCAATTTTTAATAATGTATTCTAACCATTTATAAAATTCAAAACTTTTTTCGTTTTTTTTGTAATAATGTAACCCAAAATAAACATCAGGTAGATCATTATTAAAAAATACATTTCTATATGGATTATTTTTACAGGTAATTCTGTTACCTTTATAATCAATGACATTTTGGGTTAATGCTATGTCATAATTTTGTAAATGATACCAATAATGATCATTGCTAGACAATAATATCATATCTGAATCATATACCAAATTTTCTTTGAATGGACTAACATATATTATTTTCCATCTGTTCTCGATTTTCCATTCAGACTTTGATGCCATATCCCCCCAAGGTATAGGAACTATATAATCAAATGCCTTGATATATTCTAAAGGTATAGAATCGTTAGTAATTAAACAAACTTGATTAATTTTATTAAACTTTTTAATACTTAAAGCCAGAGCATACGCTTGTCTAATATAGTTAATATTAGAATTTTGAGCAAGAATAACATGTCCTCTAGTCATTTAAACACCTTAATATACTATTTTTGTTCATTATATGTATATCTAACCCATTAGTTCTTACACAGGAATTATTATGCAACAGAAAACTTAAACTACTATCATTTGAATATATTAAAGAATCCTTATCAATAGTATAATATAATTTTCCAGGTATAAAACTAAATTCTTTAGAAGATAATTTAGTATGCATCAAATTTATTGCCATACTAAAAGCAAAATCATTCCTAAACTTGGTATCATTAATGGAATATAAGGCTCTATAGTATTCCCAATTATTCTTAATATGTTCTATTAGAGTAAAAAATAATCTATTTTTTTCTGTTTTTCTAAAAAAGAATACTGTGGCCCAATAAAAATCGACTCCGAATTCATTAATATATTTAAATTCGTTTTTAATTGGAGATTCAATAAAATAATAATCGTTATTAAAAATTAAAAAATCTTTATCGCTGTTAAAACAGTATGACAAATGATTTGATGATATTATATAATCAGCATCTATTACTAAAGTGTTATCATATGGACTTAAGTTATAACACATATATCTGTCAAAATTTAACCATTTGATAGAGTTAGATTTTTCCCCATCGTATATGTTTCTATATTGAACTGATTTTGTTTTTACTATGAAAACTTTGTCAAAAATATTATCTAAATTTTTATAATTAGTATTAGTAACTAAGGAAATTGGCATTTTTAAATACTTCTTAGCCCTTAGTGCCGACATTTCTGCTAACTTGATATAATCAAAATCAGTTTGTTGAGCAAATATTAAAATACCATTAGTCATTTTATCGTTAATGATTCAATATTCCTACTTTGGGTTAACTTCTTATAACTATAATAGTAAGAATTTGTTGCTTCAACATAAACAGATATTATATCTTCTAAAAATTGTTTAACATCTTCTACATTATAAGGCTCATTATTAACATCTAACAGTACAATAGAATTAATACTATTATTCATTAAAGCACTGATAAATGAAATAAACTCTGAAGTAGCTTTAAATACATGGCCATCCTTGTAATAAAAGAGACTTTGGTTAAATTCTTCAAATAATTCTCTTTTTTGATTATTAAGGCTATTCATAAAGTTAGCTATTTCAAATATTTTTTTAAGATCTTCGTTCATAGTACCTTTCTTTCTATGTCCTCTTCTATACATTTGCGCCCATATTGTATTTCTACAATTTTTATAGGTATATCACCTTCATTAACTAATTGATGCCATTCTTCGTAGTCAATAAATGCAGTGTCAAACTGTTTATAAGGTCCCATACGTACAAGTTCACCATTGCTATTAAGTGTATTAATATATCCTTCACCTTCCATAAAGAACCATAATTCTTTACGATCAAAGTGTCGTTGAAGGCTTAACTTGCTATGTGGATTACATACTAACTCTTTTACTTTAGTTTCGGGACCATTTTCGTAAAATACACGATAATAACCCCAAGTCTTATCTACATGTTCATAATGTTGCATCTTCCATCCCCGCAGTTCGTAATTTAATTACATTACTTAGCTGCCACTGCTTGACATCCAACGCCTTTGTGATTCCTAACCATTTATTACGTAGAAGGGCAAACTCATTGATGATTTTTTCCATATCAACTACATCTGATTCACCTTCTACATAACGGTCACAATCCCTACTACTCAATGCTCTTTGATAATTTTCTAAATATTTACGAAAATGCTGACTTTTAAGTTGTCTTAGTTCTATATTGAGATACTCTAAAATTGCTTCAATTTCCTGTAATTGACTAAACCTATGTTCTACTATACCAGGCATACTGGCTGCTGCCTTTTCAATATTCCCCGCTATACGGGTATCTAGTTTAGCTTCACTTAACTCGTTAGTATAGTAATCAATAGCATCAGGTAATACAGTAATATCCTTTAATATTTTAGAGTACCACATAATTAGTACTCATCGTCTTCGTCATAATCCTCTTCGTATTCTTCTTCACTATCATCTTCTAAATAATATTCAATAGCTGTGTCTAAGTCTGGGTCAAAACCTACTGCACCTTGTAATACCTTATCTTTAATGTTAAAATCTGCTAATAAGTCCACAAAAGCTTCCGCAGCATTGCTAATATCTTCCTTACGCAAATATTCCTTGAAGAATAACCAAACTTCTCCAATTTGTGTATCATTCATGTTCTACAGTTTCCTCTAAAATGACTTCATCTTTGATTTTGATATTGGGGAAATCCGCCATTATCATATCTAATTTATCACTTTTCCATTCTTTTCTGTAAAATAAATGCTCTTTACCAGTACTATCAACGAACTTAAGCCTATTACCTTGCTGTACTAGGATACCCTTTTCTTCAAATAAATCTACTAGACCACTATAAGGATCCATTCCTGTCTCATAAGGAATCTTAATTTGAATATTCTCAAAAGGTTTAGCATATCTAGTCTTCATAATCTTACAGGCACTACGTATACCCTTAACTTGACTGATCTTGTTACCATCTTCATCTTCTTTTAACTTAAGCTTCTTCATGGCAACTACAATACTTGACGCATAAATAAACCCTTGACCACCACTAATTTTATCATCTGGGTCAAACATGTCTTGACTAGCATATGTATGATTAGTAGCGACAAGACCTACATTGTGACTACCAAACATATTAACACAATTACGTACCAAACTGGTTAATGCTTTAGGCTTACGTCCCATATCACCCTTCATATTACCTGCCTCAAACTGATCAACATCAGTAGGAGTTAATAACATACCTAAACTGTCAATTACAAACAATACTTTAGGCTTTGCATCTTCTGGCATAGCCTTATATTCTTTCATAAACTCACTGATAGTTTTAGCAACATCATCAATCATTGCCATATTAAGCTTAAGAAGTTTTGACTCGTCAGTACTAACACCCAAAGCTTCAAGCCATGCCTTATCCAAGGCATTTTCACTGTCAATTAATACAACAAAAATGCCTTGTTCTTGAGCATTTTTAATCAAATTACCACTACAGATATAACTCTTACCTGCACCACTCTCACCAGCAAATACAGTTACCTTACCAAGAGGTACACCTTTCTTAAAGTCGCTGCTAATCAAATAGTTTAGAGCATAATTGCCAGTGCTGACCCAGTCAGTAGGATCGTTAAAGCCTACACCAAGTCCATCAATGCTCTTTGTTAATGTTTTACGAAATTTACTTAAATCGAATGCCTTTGTAGCCATACAAATCTCCCAAAAGGTGACTCGAGCGTATAGCCCGAGTCAAATAGTTTTTATTGCTTGTTGCGATTACGGATCATTGCTAAGATGTCACCAGCACGACTTTCTGTACTCTTTGATTCGTCTGTATTTTTAGATACAGCCTTTAATGCTGCTTTTGGTTGTACTTTTGGTGCTTCTTCTTCATCATCATGATCTTCTACTACTGCTACATCACTATTGCGACCAGTAGCCATTGGATCACCAGTACGAGCACTAGCACCACTGGGCTTGTAGTATTGACCCCAACGCTCCATATCAAATGCTTCACCATCTACACTGGCTTCAAACATTTCTTTGATAACCTTGAGTTCAACTTCAGTGGGTTTCTTTGGAAGGAAATCTTTAAGATTAAACAAGCCATGCTCTTTTAATGCTGCTTGTTCCTTCTCATTTAGTGGACGACTACGACGACTCCACTTGCTTGTACCATAATCAGCATAACCACCTTTGCTTGATTTGATCAGTTTAAAATCTACACCATTAACTACGTCAGTGGGTAGATCTTCCATCTCTGGATCCATCAAAGCACCTTTGATAAGAGTAAAGATTTGTGGACCAATAATGAACCTACGCACAGGATTTTCTGGAAGTGTATCTTCCTTAAGACCATCTTCCACTACAAAGCCTTGAAACAAATAACTACGCTTTTTCCAATACTTACGACCCATTGCTTCAAGGTTGGGATCCTTAAACCAAGGACGCACTTCATTAAGAATTGGGCAAGATTCGCCATACATTTCCATACAAGGAACCTGTACACTTGCTTTTTTGTTATCTGTTTCACCTTTGATTCCAGCGAATTCAAGTTTAATTACAGCACGCTCTACCCAAAAGAATGTGTTGCTTGAATCGCCATCTGGAAGGAATCTTACTGTGCTTTCGCCACCTTCTTTTAAGTTCCAGAAGGGATAAATTGTGAGGTCTCCGCCTCCTGTTGCGCCGCCTTTAAGTTCTTGCTCTTTAAGTTTTGCCCTAATTTCTGCCAAAGTTGCCATAGTGTTTCTCCTATATTTGCCTATGTTGTTTAAAATTTGCCTATATGTCTGACGCCCTGTCAAACAAAACGCATACTTGTATTGTATGCGTTTGTATTTATAAAATCAAGTAAAAAGGTAGATTAAATCTATCGTAATCCCGCTATTTTTAATACTCTACCTAACTCATCACCCTCCGCCACACCTTGCTTTTGAACCAATACCAAGGCACTATCAAATGTCTGACCGCGTTTCATTAGATTAAATATTTTTTCAGCCAATCGCAGTTGACTTTTTTCATCACTGACTTTTCTTACAAAGCCTGGTATCTTCAATAACTTGGCACGGATTTTTTTGATTTGACTAATTTCTTGATTGATTACAGACATATCATTCTTTGTGTAACCGGTGGTATCAATGTCAAATGCCGAGCCTTCCGCCACACCTTGATTTGGCATCATTCCAGCAAGTTCAATCATACGTGCGTGATCACTTTCGGCTTGATGCTTTTGCTTCATCTTTTCCATAATACGAGCACAGGCACCTTCCACCATACGATCAAACATTTCTGATTTAGGATGTTTTGGATCAATATGATATTTTTCCTTAAGCTCTTTACACATCTTGGTAACGAACCCTTCTTCACCAATAGTAAATGTACCATTATTCTCATTGAAGAAGCCACTGACTCGACTAAAGATTTCATCTACTATACGGTGCATCATCCTTCCCTCCATCATAGGTGGGGCTGCTGCTGGATTTGGTATCATTGGTCCAGGTGCTGCTCCGCCTGCCATAGGATCAACAGGTGGTGCTGCCGCTGCCATTGGATCTACTGGTGGTGGTGCGGCAGGTTCTGGTGCAGGTGGTGGCGCTGCTGCT